AGATAACCTTCACCGTACCATCATGGGAAGTACAATCCCCAGGTGATAATCAAACAGTTACGGTAGCACAACCAGATTACCTCGGAACTTATGAAGATCAAAAACACGGTTTTGACTTAGCACAATTAAAGGTTAATACAGCAACCATATATTTACAAGCAGTAGCAGCTAGCAACACAAATACTATATTAGGATCGGTAGAGATAGGTACTTCTACTTCAACCGCTGGACACGATGAGTTTACATATTATAATGCATCTGGATCAGCAGCAACCTCACCAAAAGGACCTTTCTTAGAACCTACATCAGTAACCGGTGATACAGAAATTACCTTAGCCGATGATAGTATTAAACTAGCTAAAAATATTACTGAAGAAGATTCATTAAAGATATACGACTGGATAGACGGTAATAATACTATAAGCTCAGGGTCAATATCTAAAGTTGTATCAACTAACGTAAACCATTACTATCGAGTTAGAACAGATAGTACAGAAGTAAAGGTAAGTGATACTCATGGATTTTGGATAGACGACAATAAAGAAGTAAAAGTAACAAGTTTAGTACCCGAAGAAAGTAAAATTTACATAGTACAAAATGAAAGCATAATACTTGAAACTGTTAAAGAAGTAGAATTAGTTAGAGAAAAAACAGAGGTATTTACTTTTAAAGTACCTAAGTACAATAACTATGTATCTAATAATATTCTATCTCACAACCCATCTTATGGTACCAATTATACATGGGTAGCAACCACCCGAAGTGCAGTACCTGCAGCAGAAGTTTACGACGGACTTAGCCCCGGATCACAAACTGTAACTATAAATGTAAATCAAGCAGTAGACTATAAATTAAGATACCTCGTTACATTTACTGCTCAAGCAGGAAATAACAAAGCATATACTGCAAGTGGAACTGCCGGTATAACCACAACCGCTCAACGAAACAACGGATACAAATCAGGAAATACTCCTACTTTTGCCGGTTCAGTCTCAGTAGCTGTACCTACTAACTTTGTAGAGATAAAAGCTGGAGGTATACAGATTGTATCAGATGCTACGCAATACGTAAAAATGCCACGTCTAGCAGGTGGTGGTGGTAAGAATTCAATAATTTTTGAAGCTAAAGGAGGAACATCTCGATTTGACGCTATCAGACCAAATACATCTAGTACATCAACATCAACAGGGTTTGATATAGGAACAACTAACTATAGATTTAAAAACCTATATGTACGCGCTATAGGAGCAGCTGGAAACATTACAGCTTTTACAACCTCAGGAGCTTCTGATAGAAGGTTAAAAGAAAATATTAAACCACTTCAAGGAGCACTAGATAAAGTATTAAACTTACAAGGAGTATCTTTTGATTGGAAAAATAAAGAATTAGGAAGTTCAATTGGATTTATAGCTCAAGATTTCGAAAAACATATACCAGAATTAGTACATGAATCTAAGGATGTATCAGAAGAATTTAATGACGCTAAAACTATAGACTACGCATCAACAGTGGCAGTATTGACAGAAGCTATAAAAGAACTTTCAGCTAAGGTAAACGAGTTAGAAAAGAAGTTAGAATCTAAAAAAGACTAACATGGCACTACAGACCACAGGAGCAATTTCATTAAACGATATACACCAAGAAGCTGGAGGCACTACCCTCACCCAATGCTCTATTAATGACACTGATATTAGAGGTTTGAATGAAGCTTCAGGTAGAACTATTAATAATACTACAAACACAGCAATAGATTTTGCTGATTTCTACGGAGCAGCAACTGCATCATTTGGAGGCGGGCAAACAGGAGGCGGGCAAACAGGAGGCGGAGGATGTATATTAACAGGTGAATTGATATTAATGGAAGACGGTTCTTTTACTAAAGTAGAAGATGTAATTATTGGGGATAGAGTTAAAGGGATTACGTTACCTGGTTTATCATTGGAAGAAGATTCATGGAAAACCTGGAGTACTAACTATAATGATTTTGAATCTACAAACACAGTAACTGAAGTTAAAGCGATACAGTCTGAAGTATTCCATACCGCATATAGGTTGAACTTTAATAGCGGTTCATTAAAAATAACTGAAGAACACCCAACATTAGTAAAAAGACAAAACGGCAACGTTTTATTTGTACCTGTTAAAGATTTAGTTGCAGGAGATGAAATAAGGTATTTTTCTTCAAACTCTTGGGAACAAATAACATCAATAGACCTATTAGAGAACAATACAATTATGTCCTATAATTTAGATGCAGAAGCAGTAGATAACTACATTGCAGGTGGGATCGTTGTACACAATTCAAAAGAGTTAAAAGGAGAGTTATAGAAATTAAAGTTGTTAAATTAAAAATAAATTCGTATTTTCATTAGATATGGTAACAGTCCCCGAATGGACCAACAAAGGTCAAACAATTACAGAGATATCAGATATGCCGGAAGGTACATATGGTTTTATATATGAAACTTTACATATCCCTACAAATAAAAAGTACATAGGTAAAAAAGTTCTATACTTTGAACGTAATAAGAGATTAGGTAAAAGAGCTTTGGAAGCTTTAAGAGAGGAAAGAAAAGCAAAAGGTATAGGAGGAAGAACACCTCTTAAGCAAAAAATAATAACAGAGTCAGATTGGAAGACATACTACGGATCACATAAAGATATACTGAAGTATGTCAAAGAAGGTCAACCAGCAGATTTTAAACGTTCAATATTATGTTATGTACCTAATAAAAAGCTTCTAACGTATTTTGAATGTAAATACCTATTTATAAATGAAGTACTAGAGAACAAGGATAGCTACATCAACGATAATGTACTCGGTAAGTTCTATAGAAAAGACTTTGATATATGAAACTAACAGATATATTACTAAAAGAGAATAATGATTCCTGCCCCGCTGCAACACAGGATTTAATACTCAATACTAAAAATAGAGATGCTTCAATAAAAGCAACTCATATACAATACGGTCCACTAAATGTAAGTGAACCAGGCACATACTGGAAAGATATAGCAAAATATTGGAACACTACAGAAGAAGCAGCAAAAGGAACTAACTGTAGCAATTGTGTTGCATTTGATATATCTCCTAGAATGGAAGAATGTATGCCAGGTGTAACATCTGATGAAGATGGTAAATTAGGCTACTGCTGGATGCATCATTTTAAATGTCATTCTGCAAGAAGCTGTAGAACATGGGCAAAAGGAGGTCCAATAGATAAGGATAAAATCTCCCAAGAATGGCAAGAAAGAAATAAAAAGTAAATTATGATACAGATAAAAGATTTATTAGGATTACCTTCTTTGGAGTACCATATAGATAATAATCTCACCTTACATGAGAATGTCTACCGTTATTCTAGCACCAACTTTATACAATTATTTGCTGAAGCAAGAGATGCTTATAGAGACGGTAAAATTCAACTTAATGAAGAAGATTTAAAGTTAATAGAAACAACAGATATAGGTCTATATGGAGTATACGAGGCAAATAAAGTGCCTTTAGATTTACCAATGATTAATGAAGATAGAGCAATAATAACTTTTAAAAATGATTACGAAGTTAAAATGAATACCGGCGAAGGGTATGACGATGACTTTGAATATTTTAAAGCAGGAGAAAGAGAACAAGTCTATATCTTAGATAAAAATGATAAAAGAGTGCATATTGAATTTGGTGATGGAACTAATGCTTATATTCCAACAAATATAATATCAGTTCAAGAAAAATCATTAGAAGAAGCTAAATATAAAGGTAAAGATGTACCTTTAAATAAACCAAAAAGAGGAGGCTCTAAAAAGTTCTTTGTTTATACTAAAAATAAAAAAGGCAACGTTGTTAAAGTTTCTTTCGGAGGCACAACAGGACTGAGTGTAAAGATAAAAGAGAAAGGGGCAAGAGCTTCTTTTGCTGCAAGACATAAATGTGCTACTAAAAAAGATAAAACAAAACCGGGTTACTGGGCTTGTAACGTAGGACGATATTGGAAATCACTAGGAGGAGCAAAGAACTTCTCTGGGTACTGGTAAATAAAACAGTTATGGACAATCCATATGAAGACTTTAATAAGGAAGGGTACTTAATAAGAGAATTTTCTCATAACACGGATTCATTTGAATATGTTTGGCATAGAGACAAAGAAGATAGGATTGTAGAAACTACACATAAAACAGACTGGCAATTTCAATTTGATAACAAATTACCACAGAGATTATCAGAAAATAAACTATTTATACCTAAAGAGACTTATCACCGATTAATCAAAGGAACAGGGGATCTTAAAGTAAAAATTTATAAACTATGAAACTAACAGACATTCTTTTAGAAGTAGACTTCAACAAGTACGATAAAGAATCAGATTCTCTAGCTAAAGAGTTAGATATTAAATTTGGAGGAGATCCTTATGTAAATATGGGGGACTATTCTGCCGGACGAGAAGATAATGATCCATTAAAAGGAAAAGCTTACGGTAAAGTTACTTTTAGAATTAAAAGTGAATTTGAAAAAGACGAATGGAATAAAATAATAGGGTTTATAAAAAGCAAAGGTTTAGAAATTACACAGGATAGTAACTATTACGATATAGAACCAGGAGAAAGAGAGTGGTACCCAACTGTTAATTTTAATTTTAATAAAAAAGAAAGTTAATAATAATGAAACTATCAAGAGTTATACTTGGTGAAATACTAGAATATAACCCGGCTTTTGAAAAAGTAACAGATCAACTTAGAGATAAAGGCGGAAAATACTTAGGCTCAGGAGATTATGGATCAGCTTACCTTCTTAACGGTAGAGTGTATAAAGCAACAACAGACGAAGTAGAATTAGAACATGCAGCTATACTAAAAGGTAAAAAGACAAATAACTTTGCTAGAATATATGATGTAGAAATTATAAACCCTAAGCTAGGTATAATACAAATGGAAGTTTTAGGAGAATTCAAAGGAGATATTCCTGAAGAGTGGGTTGAAGCATTAGAAAGAGAATCTACAAGAATAGGTATAGACCCAGAAGAATTAGATATTAGACCATCAAATATTATGGTTAATCAAAAAAATCATTTAAAATTAGTTGATATTTAGAATTATTTTTCTTATATTATAAGATAATAGTTACGGACAACTAAATGGATTATACTTTTTTACTTGGATCTATAGAGAATTTACTAGGTAAATCTCATAAGAGAGCGAGAGCAAATCATGCTTTCCACTGCCCCTTTTGTAATCACCGTAAGCCTAAGTTAGAAATAAACATGGCTACTAATGAAAAAGGACATAACCCCTGGGAATGCTGGGTATGTCAAACAAAAGGCCGTACTATCCGATCACTACTCAAACAACTTAATACACCTAAAGATCAAGCTGCACTTATACTGAAGTACCTACCTAAAGGTTCAGAAATAGAATATACAGGTACATCTATAGTTGAACTCCCTAAAGAGTATCAAAGATTAGATGAAGCAACAAATACATCAGTCGTAGCAAATTTAGTTAAAAAATACCTATATGACAGAGGCCTTACCGACAATGATTTTATTAAATATGGTATTGGATACTGCACAAGTGGAGAATATGGAGGAAGAGTTATTTTGCCGAGTTATTCTGGATCCAACAGGCTCAATTATTTTGTTGGAAGAAGTTTTGACGGCAACTATTTTAAGTACAAAAACCCGGAATCTTCCAAAGACATAATATTTTATGAGAACTTAATAAACTGGGATTGTCCTATTATACTATGTGAAGGAGTATTTGACGCTATAGCAATAAGAAGAAATGCTATACCTATCTTAGGTAAGAGTATATCCAATGAACTTTGGAGAAAAATATTAACAAGTAAATTAACAGACATCTACATAGCTCTAGATTTAGACGCTCAAGATGCAGCTTTAAAAATGGCTGAAAAATTCATAGCAGCAGGATTTAGAGTTTTTCTAATTGAACTACCAGGTAAAGATCCTTCAGAAATGGGATTTCAAGACTTTACTAAACTAGTACAGAACGCAATAGAATTAGATTTTTCTAAGATTATGTTGCAAAAATTAAATTTATGATAAAGCAAGGAATGAACATTCTTGAACAGAATGAAAAAAAGAGATTAGATTTTAACCCACAGTTAAAACAGATAAATTTTTTAGACCGTAGAGTCTATAAGAGAGGTGAAGGAGTATATTACCCGTCCGTAACAACTATACTCCAGTATATGCCCAAGAATAAATTCTTTGAGTCATGGCTTAAGGATGTTGGGCATAACGCCGATCTTATTATGAGAAGAGCAGGAAAACAAGGAACACAGGTACATGAAGCATGTGAACAGTTAGTTCTAGGGAAAGAAGTTTCTTGGATGGATGATTACGGTAATGCGAAGTACTCTCAAATAGTTTGGGAAATGATATTAAAGTTTGCAGACTTTTGGAGAACACACAAACCTGAACTGATATCTGCAGAAGACTTTGTATGGTCAGACGAACATAGATATGCAGGTACGGCAGATCTAGTAGTAAAGATGCACGGAGAAATATGGCTACTAGATATTAAAACATCAAACTCAGTACATAAGTCCTTCGACTTACAGCTTTCAGCCTATGCTAAAGGGTTAGAAGAAGCAAAAGGAATAAAGATACAGCGTACAGGTATAATCTGGTTAAAAGCTCATTCTAGAGGTCCATCTAAACAAAAAAACGTAATACAAGGAAAAGGGTGGAAAGTTTTACAGATAGATAAAATAGAAGAAAACTTTGAATTGTTTAAAATGATATATAAACTATACTCATTAGAGAACCCTAATACGGAACCTATTTATAATAGCTACCCTACAACTCTAAAATTATAATATATGAACAGATCATTACTTTTATTACTAGTATTATTATTATCAGGATGTGCTACTTTCCAAGTAAGTACTCTAAATCATGATCCTATTTACAGCATAGAAGGATCCGATGCAGAAATAACAGTAATAGATAATGAGTTTGAACTTCAACGATTACTCAGAACAGATTTTAACTTTAGATTTGATTTTGCACAATATGCTTTAAGACAGCCTAGATCGTTTGATTGGAACAATAGAATATTAGGTAATAGGTATAATTACTATAACCCTTATTACAGTAGAAGTCAAATGTGGAACGATTGGGTATGGGGATACAATTGGCATTCGCCTCATAGATGGTCACCATTTGGATATGACCGATGGGGGTATAACAACTATGGATACGGAATGGGTTGGTCGTATAGCTGGAATAATAGACGTTGGTCCTCTAACCAATGGGGTAATCCTTATGGTTGGAACAACTATTACGGTTGGAATACCGGTCATAATACATTTTATGGCAATAATTATAATAGAAGAACAAGTACATCCTACATTAACGGAAGAAGAGGGAGAGTAACACAAACAGTAGTAAATAGAAGAAGAACAACTAATAACAATAATAATGATCAAACTATCAGACTTAATACTAGAACGATCAGATCGACCGAAAGCAGTAATAATGGCGGGAGGAGCAGGATCAGGCAAAACATACCTTCTAAACCAGTTAGGGTTAGACAGCCTAGAACAATTCAACCCAGACAAGTACGTGGAGGACAAAGACCACCCGTACTACAACAAACTAGGACCAGCAGCCAATCAAACGTCAAAGGACGCAATGGCAGCAGCAGAAGAAAAAACTAGCTTTGTCTGGGATACTACTGCCTCTGGTGCAGGTTTCCAAAAAAACTTAGATAAACTACTTGCTTTAGGGTATGAAGTCTACATGGTTATGGTATATGCTCATCCTATGATCTCATACGTATCTAATTTTATGGCTAGAGAAAGAAACATACCTGGAGACTCTGTTTTTGCAACCTGGAGAAATGTGTATGCTAAAATAGAAGATTTTAATGGACAATTAAAAGGTAATTTATCTATATTCGTTAGTGATAGAGGAGGAAAGTACAAAAAAGAAGTTGAAGGATTTGACAAAGCTGCTAAAAACGGCTTAAGTGGAGTAAAAGATTACTTACAAAAATTTAACGAAGATAATAACGTTGGAGGATCTTCATTCTTTGTACCAGTAGAAATGACACCTGAGGAAGAGCAGCAGTTTATAAAAGATGTTGGAAGTATAGATTGGAATAAAGACAATAGATCAGAAGATAAAGCAATCAAAAGTGCATTCTTAAAATCCTTTAGAAAGAATGGAGTTGGTCCAGGACAAGATAAACTTAGAGATGCAGTTAAGAAATACAGAGATAGTAGTGAGAAAAGGAAACAAAAGGCAGATGAAGTATTAGATAATATCGTAGATATGATATACAATCCAACATTTCAAGAAAAGCTGAAACACTCCTCAGTATCAGAAATAGATTCTAAAGTACAAGCATTTTTAGCATGATAGCACTATACCCAGGAGCATATAAACCACCTCATAGAGGACATTTTAATGTAGTAAAATCTTTACTAGACGGTTCATATAACGGTTCGATATATGACAAGGATAATTACAAAGAGACAGGTGCAAACTTACTTAAAGGAACAAGTAATAGCAAACCTAAAATTGATAAGGTAATAGTCTTTGTAGGAGCAGGAGAAAGAAACGGGATAACTAAAGAAGAGTCCATGTCAATATGGAAGGTATATTCAAAATACTTAGGGAATGTTGAAATACGTGATGGAGAATCAAATCCAATGTTTGCAGCTAAAGACTATGCACAAGCAAACCCTAAACAAGAATTTGTATCTGTAACAGGTATTAGAGGAGATAAAGATTTTGTAGACTTAAGAAGAATAACTACATTTAAAAACGCTCCAAATGTAAGTGGATTAGCTCTAGCAGCAGCACCAGGTTCAGGCATTAGAGCAACAGACTTTAGAAATACAATATTGTCTGGAAATTTAGATAAGGTTTTAGATTTCTTTCCAGAAGACCTTTCTAGAGAAGAAGTGCTAGGTATACTGACAGACTTAAAAGATAAAATAGTATCGGAAATATTAGCTAATAATATTGAAGGTTTTTTGACTAACTACTTTGTTACAGAAGAGATAAAAGATAAGAAGATTATATGTGATAAATGTGGATGGAGTTGGGATATAAAAGATGGAGGGGATGACTTATTTATATGCCATAAATGTGGACATAATAATAGCACGTTAAAAGAAAGTAATACAAAAACAGACATCAACACACTTTAC